AGCCTTCATTGATAGTAACATTTTTTGTTCCTTCAAAGTTTTCTATTGATTGTTCCATAACTGGTCCGTTATCATTCATACTAGTATCCTTCTCCTATCATTTCTTTTGTCATAATCTCTGTTTCAGCAAAAGCACAATTGACCGTTGTTGTTACAGGAGCGGCACCTTTAAAGTCTTCTCTAAATGTTGCCAATACACCTTCTGTAGCATAGTCTACTTCCATTGAAGTCAATACACATCTTGCAATGTGTGGAATGTATGTGTTATTCTTATTTCTGTACATATAAGTTATTTGAAATTCTGATGGTGATAAAAATGCTGATTTAGTTTTATTACTAAATTCAGGTAACATATGAAATTTCAATAGTGTTATAATCTTCTGTACATTTTCCATTTCTTTCTTGTTCTTTGGTGCAAAAGTAAATGGAAAGTTAAATGTTCTAAATGGTACACTTCTAAAAACTTGTTCGTTAAATGGGTTTAATGCACGACCCATAGACTTATCTATTGCACCTCTGACATCACCTACACCTGGTAATGCACTTACGATACCTGTTACTGCTTCGCCTAATACTCTTTCAAGAGCGGCGCCACCACCATCTAGTATCGCTTCTTTGATTGACATTTCTTTACCAGCGGCAGAGGCAGAACCAAAGAAACCAGCAAGACCTGTTGCCAAGTTTTCATAGTTTGCGTCATATTTAAATTTAACTGCTTCGCCTGGTGTGTATATACAAATACTATCTGTAATTCTTGAATGTGTACTACTACCATTTTGTTGAATACCAGACTTCATAGTTCTTAACTTACCTTGTCTTGCACTCTCAAAAGGTTTTGTCTTACCACCTATACCCATACCATCGTCTCTAGGGTCTTCAACTTTCTTACTCATATTTTTCATAAAGGCAGACTTTTTGTGTTGTACTACATCAATAATAATGTAATGTCCTTCGTCTAAATTACTTGTCTCTTGTGGATAATATATCGTACCAAAACTATATCTGTTCTTTAATGCTGTGTTAGGTTGTACTGCACCACCACTACCAATCTCTAATGGCGATGATTGTAGTATGTTTTTGGCCTTTGCTTTACTATCTTCTGCTGATTGTACGCCTGTAAATGCACTAGTAAAATTATCTATCTCGCTGGTAATGTCACCAGCAATGCCATCTACAAACCCTTTTACGGAGTTTGCACCTGCATTAATTCTACCTTTTATAACCTGTGATACTTTGCTTGTAAATGCCATATATAAATATCCTTATGAGTTTCACTAATATTTATACAGGAAGAGACAATGGCTACAGCATCCTATAAGGGTAAATACAAACCACAAAACAAGGACAAATACATCGGTAATCCTGATAGAGTTGTCTATCGCTCAAATTGGGAGAGAAGATTTATGGTGTATTGTGATAGAAATGAAGCAATAAAACATTGGGGAAGTGAAGAGATTGCTATTCGTTATCGTAATCCTGTTACTAAAAAGTTACACAATTACTTTCCTGATTTCTTTGTTGTTACTGATAAAGGTAAGTATATTATAGAAATCAAACCCAAGGCGTTCACCGTCAAACCTAAACCTAGGTCTCGTAAGACACGAGCATACATTAATGAAAGTCTAGCATACATCAAGAACAAAGCAAAATGGGGTGCGGCTGTTCGTTATTGCGAAATGCAAGGTTGGGAATTTAAAATATTTACAGAAGACGATTTAGGTAAGTTCTAATCAAAAGGATTTACTCTTGACCACCAACTCTCTGGTTCAGGATTCTTATCTGCCTTTGAAGTTATTGTTGTTGGTGCTGTATTTGTATTGTTTTGATTTTGTGATACCGTATTGATAACTACAGGTTGACCATTACCACCACCAGCAGTTTCAGCGACAAGGTCATCTTTACCACTAAAGAAATTACCTATCTTATCAAAGAACCCGCCACCTTTCTTTTCTATTTCAGGACCTAGTCCCATTTCATCTTCGGCCTGTTCAAATGAACCTTCGTATGGTCCACCATCAGCAGTTTTTCTTGGTCCTGCGTCTGACTTTTCTAGTAAGTCTATATTGACACCAGGTATCTTATTAATAAGTTTGATTACACCATTGACCATATCTTTGAAACCATCAATTAAAAAATCACCTACAGCAGATAGACCATCTTTAATACCATTCCATATCTTTGTACCTAGGTCACTTAAATAATCTAACGCAGGCTGTATTGCCTCCATAAGTTTATCTTTTATACCACCAAAGAAGTCAGAGATTGCTTGTAGTTTCTCTGTAATAAAACCTAACATTTCATCCATTTTCTTTTTGAAAAATGCGCCAAACTCTTTTACTTTATCACTTATCATTGTACCAAACTCTACTATACCATCTTTGATTGCGTGAAATTTGAATAGTATAACGGTAAAGATTGCGATAACAGCAAGTATACCAAGTACCCATAATGCGACTGGTAACAACATTGTCATAAGACCTGCACCTAATAGTTTTAGTGATTTAATAGGTGTCATCAATGCCATACCAAATGCTTTAAATGACTTACCAACATTCTTTGTCATTTCACCTAGTTCCATAAATGGACCTACGATACTATCTTTGATTGCAAGAAACTGGTCAGCGATACCTTGTATTGCAGGATTACTTTCGCCACCACCTGATACTACATTGGCAGGGTCGCCTTGTAATTTTTCTTGTTTTTCTAATATTGTTTTTTGTAATTCTTGTACGACTAGTGATTGTTCTAATACATCTTGCTGTGTAACACCACTCGTAGGATTAGATAAGTCTCTTTGTTTCTTAACTAGTAACTCATTCTCTTTGATAATTTGTTTTTCATCTTTGAGTAATTGTTTTCTTTCTTCTCTTATTTCTTGTTGTGTTAGTACAACTGCCTTTGCCCCACCTTCAGCAGTTTTATCTAGTACTGCAACAATACCTTGTTCTCTTAATGCTTGTACTTGTTTTTCTGCCTCTACTAACTTAATTTCTCTAGTTCTCAATGCGTCAGCAAGAGATTGAATATCATCAGGTATTTTATCCATACCATCTGTTAAATCTTCTACAGACATATTCAACTCTCTCATACGGTCAGCAAGTAAATTCATTTGCTTATCAACCATAGAAGGATTATCTCTAAATGCGTCTATTGTTTCTGCAACTAACTTATTTAATTTAGGTTGTGTAGATTTAACAAGACTATTAATTGAAGTAACTGCCTTTGAAGATATTACTTCAAATATCTTTTTTATCTCTTGTACATTTGCTTCTGCTAGTGTGGTTGCGGCCATTCTTATTTACCTTTTGCTCTACTACCTGTATATAGACCAAACCAGGCAGCACCAGCACCTACAACGATACTGACTAACCCACTTTGTTCCATAGTTGGTGATTGTAATGCCATATACCATATTACTACTTTGTATAGTAAAAAGATATATGTTGAAATAAACACTCTAGGAAATATTCTCCAAGCGTCAATGGCTCTTGCCATATGAATTATCTTCGCATAGGGATTTACACCTAGGTCTTTGATAGAAGTATCAACTTCTAAATCAACTTTAATTTTCTGTTTAGGTTCTGCAACCTTCACATCTTTTACATCTGCCATCTTATCCTCTCTTAGCGTTTTGTTCTCTTTTACGCTTATCTTTTTCATCTTTTAAATGTTTAACTAATAGACCAATATATACTTCTCTTTCCCAAGGTAGCATATTTTCAATCTCTCTCAAACTATATTTATGATGATGAATTAACGCAAAGTTATTTTCGTAGTACGCCTCTAGGCTTTCGTGGGAGAGGCAGATACGAAAAAATCATTTAAGCCAGAAAATGTAACCTCTGACTTCTTCTTGGTTTTCGGATTTTCAACCTCAACCGTATGTCTCAATTTAGGCATTTCATCAAAGAATTTTCTTATCTTTGTAAATTGCTCTGTGTTCAGATTATTAAAGAAATCTGTAAGTTCAGCCCTTGAAGAATCCTTTGACTTATAAACCTCATCGCCTTCATAGATGTAGTCAATGCAATCAATAATCGTATCAAAGATTTTTGTAACATTTTTCTCTATATCTACGCCCATTGGGACGGTGTTTATTGTCGGATATTTCAAGACTATACCTAACTTTCTATCTTCATCTAACACAACATTATTCGTATGTGCGTCATCTACTTGTACTTCAACTTTTGTTAAGTCAATCTCAACTGGTATTAGTGTAACCTTATCTTTAGGACAGAATACTCTAAACTCTGCAACTTCACCGATAGATTTTGCACGAATATTTAAAAACAAATACTCTAAATCAAATAACGGCATTTTCTTTGCGTCTTCGGTACCAAAGGTACAAGAGTTCACTAAATCTATAACTGCGTTTTTCATCTGCGTATCATTCGCTTCTTCTAACGCCATCATTAAGATTTTTTCTTCTTTAACAAGAAAAGGTCTATACTTCACTTGTTTGTCTTCTGACGGTAAGGTCAATTCATATGTTGGGACTTCAATTTTTGGTAAAGCCATATTATTATTTCCTCATTGTTTAGTATTATATATTTAGGGGACCAAACTTGAATGGTGGCATTACTCTGCCTCCTGTTATCTTACCTATTGGGAAAGACCTCTTCAAGTTTTGTAATACTCCTTCTCCTGCTCTTCTCAATTCAGGTGGCAGTTTACTCAAAAATCCTTCATCACCTGCTTTCACCACTGGATTACTAAATTGTGATTGTCCTATGTGAAATTTGTTTTGTTGGTCTAATGCAAAGTTCAACCAGTATCTATATTTAAAGTCTACTGAAAATGTTTGAACCTCACTAGTTTCTGAAGAATATTCTAACGGACCAACTTTAATAGGATATGCTTCCCATAGTCTGACACCATAAGTGGCACCGTCTCGTTCTTGCGTACCTGGGTCACTTCCCATTTGTAAAATATTAATTGGTGCAACATACTCATCGTAATAAGCATAGTTATGTGTCATATTTGAAAATGCAGTTTTCTGCCACATTTCAAAAAATATTCTTTCTCTTACATATTTGTCTGCGTAAAATGTCATAGAGACATCTGCCATTTCATAATCATAAACGATATGTCTAGCAGGTCCATTATGTTTTACTGCCTTTGTCTTCATACTTCTTTCAGGCATTGTAACTGATTGAACAAATGCTTGTACTCTTCTCTGCAAGTTCGCCTCGTTACCATATCTTCTTAAATCATTACCGTGTACCATACCTTCGCCACCTGGTACTGAACCACCAAAGTCCATACCACCTGATATCTTACCACCTGTAGGTAGTTCAAAGACAACATAGTATTTTGACTTACGAGCAAAACCTTCTGCCTCGTTTACATATGATTGATAACGACCTATTGTAGTAGCAGGATTACCACCTGCTCTCTGTTTAAATCGTGGGTCTCGGTTGATATTATCCATAGAACGGTCTCTAGGAATACCAATTCTGATATCCATACCGCCTATTCTTTTACCGCCTCGTAATATTGCCATTAAACACTCTTTCTTTTATAGTCTTCTATCGCTGCCTTGATTGCGTCTTCAGCCAATACACTACAATGTATCTTAACTGGTGGTAACGCAAGTTCTTCAGCAATATCAGAATTCTTAATCTCTACTGCACTATCTAAAGTTTTACCTTTAACCATTTCTGTAACTAATGATGATGAAGCAATCGCACTACCACAACCAAATGTTTTAAAACAAGCGTCTGTAATAGTATCATCTTTAACTTCAATCTGTAACTTCATAACATCACCACAAGCAGGTGCCCCTACTAGACCTGTACCAACACTAGGACTATCTTTGTCCATCGTGCCTACATTACGAGGGTTTTCGTAATGGTCAATTACTTTATCTGAATAAGCCATAAGTCTTCTCCTATTCTAATATTAATTTCTTAATCGTAATACTTCCGTCTATGTTCTTTTCCAACTCTGCCTTACTACGAATACACTTGTATTGTATACTGCCTTTGTCTTTAAGTTGCCTCTCGGCCACTCTTTTACCTTTAAGGCATTCCGACATCGTATCTTGGATTCTATGCTCCTTGATTTCGTGGTCTATGAACATTAACAAAGCAACTACTACCTCTACCATAAATCTCCCTAATTATGATTACCGTTTGCATACTTCATATCTCTATCAGCGTCTTTTAGTTTTTCAATACTATCTATCGCCTTGTTCACTTGTTTTTGTAAAAATTCTATGTTTATTTTATTATTTTTCATATCGTCTAGGTGTTTCTCTATCTTCTCCACAGACTTATATAAATCCTCAATCAACATAAATTGCTCGGCGTCAGCGGGTAAACTACCCATTTCGCCTCTTGGCCATTTAATTCTAAACTCTGTATTCTTACTCAAATCTCCTTCAAGCATTTCTATTGCTTGTATTAAATCTTTTTCTTGTAATTGTGCTTTAGTCTCTAAATTGGTTACTCTCTGTAATACACCGAAGTAAGCCCAGACGCCGACACAAACTGCCGCTATGATGGCTAATAAATTCCTCATCGGCATACTTACAGCAGTAGCATCCGATATGTCTAATCTTTTCATAACCCCCTTTGGTTAATATTTTCTACTTTTGCGATGATTACTTCCTCGCATATAATGGTCTCCAGGTTCATAGTTCCATTTCATTCCGTGATGTCCTCGTATATCAGCATACCACATTCTGCATTTTACTATCACCAGTCTCCATAATGTTCTCTTCGCCACTTTCTTATATTCCTCGTCTACTCCTACTCCATACCGTTGTCGCAGGTTGTTTTCTGAATTGTTGCACAGGCAAGTATACAGCCAATGCGGCTTCTGTTGCGTCAATTCTTAAAAAATTACTTCTCACTTGCTTATACAGATATTTATGTAGCGTAGGAGCAACCATTGGTATATTCTTAACACTATCATAATTAACTTGATATTTGGTACTCTTCTTTAACATATCACCTGACAAGAAGGTATCTAGTCTCTGTAGAAGAGTAAATCTCATTGCAGGTGGTAAATAGTGAAAGTTCATACCTATGAAACCACCAGGTATCGGGTCCAAAGGTAATACTAAAGGAAATGTATCGTAATAAGGTAAAGTCTTTTTGAGTTTTGGGTCATAGAAAAATAGATTTAATCTACCACCAGATGGTCTACTGATAAGTTGACCACTCCTCATTAAGTTTCTTGCTTGAACCTTGTCGGCAATAGATGATACTGCTTTACGATACCAGGCACCAGACTTCTTGGTGTCTCCTTGTTTCTGTACTAATGGGTCTAATATTGAAATGGCCATAACGCTTATATTTATATCAGAAATGACAAAGGGCACCAGAAAGGTGCCCTTTGCTTAAAGTTAATGTAGGAAAGAGAGAGATTATTCGTCTTCTGCGAGTTTTGAAAAATACGATAATGTATCATCATCATCGTCAACGCTTTTAGACGCCTCATTAACTTGACCGACTGCGGCCTGTTTAACAGGTGCAGGACTACTAGTAGTAGGTGGGAGGTCTATCTCACTAGCAGTTTCGGTATTCTTTGAACCAGCAATCACACGATTGAATTTTTCCCTCAAATCGTCATATGATTTAAAGTTACTAGTTTCAAGGAATGGTTTTAATGGGTATTGTTTTCCCCATATGTCTTTGATAGTATCATCGTTATCTGCAA